AGGAGCGGATCTACGAGAAAATCTCCGATATCACCATCTCCATGAAAGCCGCCGATCATCTGAGGATGCCCGAGCTGATTGAGAGCGAATACACGGTGAAGATAAGCGATGCTGAACGAAAGATGTATGCTGCGATGTGCGAGCAGCTTGTCCTCCAACTGAAGGGCGATGAGGTGACGGCGGCAAACGCCGGTGTCCTGTCTGGAAAGCTCGCACAGATGGCAAACGGTGCAGTCTATACGGACGATGGAACTACCCTGCATATACATGACCGCAAGCTCGATGCGTTGGAGGACATCATCGAGAGCATGAACGGCAAGCCGCTCCTCGTGGCGTATTGGTTCAGGCATGATGCAGAGCGTATCGAAAAGCGCGTGCCATGTGTCCGACTGGATACGGACGAGGCAATCGCCCGATGGAGTCGCGGAGAAATCTCCGTCGCACTCATCCATCCTGCAAGTGCAGGTCACGGGCTGAACCTTCAAAGCGGCGGTTCGACCCTCGTGTGGTTCGGTATCACCTGGAGTTTGGAACTCTATCAGCAGACCGTGGCGCGGCTCTATCGGCAGGGGCAGACAGCGAAAACAGTGGTGGTGCAGCACATCATCGCCGAGTGGACGATTGACGAGAGAATCCTCCGTGCCTTGAAACGGAAGGACAAGACACAGGCGGCACTGATTGAAGCTGTCAAAGCGGAGGTAACATCATGAACTATGAGATTCTGGCAAACGCCATCGTCGAACAGGCGGCGAAAGACTATCGGTGGGCACGAACGGCTCTTGCCAAAGACGCAGAGAATGCTGCGGCGGCAGCGATGCGCAGCGACACGGAGCGGTTCTTTCATTCCGCATGGTTTGGTCAGTTGACGAGTATAAACGGAGAGTGGCTTCTCCAACAGCTAGAGGGGGAATTTGTGTGACGGCAAAGGAATATCTCAGTCAGGCATGGACCATCGACAATGAAATCCAGAGTATGTTGGAGGAGGTAGCAGTTCTCCGCAGTATGGCAGAAAAGACTACGGCAGTAATTACTGGAATGCCGAGCAATGCAACGAGGAACACGTCGCAGCTTTCCGATACCATTGCAAAAATCATCGAACGGGAAGAAAAGATCGACGCTGAGATTGATCGGCTCGTTGACCTGCGTTCCGAGATTTACGAAACGATACAGCAGGTGGAGGACAAAGAAGCACGGCGCGTTCTGTATCTCCGTTACATGGGCTACCGTTCGTGGGCGGAGATTGCGACGGAGATGAAGCTCGGACTGCGACAAATCTATCGGCTTCACGGCATCGGACTGAAAAATATTTCTCCGATGTCACTAAATGTCACTAAATGGCAGTCGATGTCGTCTTGATGTCACTACCTTGACAGTGATATGATAGACTCAGCAAGAATAGGATATGGAATCAGCCTTCTCGGAGAAGCAATTCTCCGTGAGGGCTTTTTTGATGGAGATGAAGCGATGCCGAGAAAGCCGAAGCGTCCCTGCCGAATGACAGGCTGTCCGAACCTTACGGATCGAAAAAGCTGCTACTGCGAGGAGCACGAGAAAGTCATACAGCGACATTACGAGCATTTTGTGCGCGGGTACGATCAGCATGAGAGGTATGGCAGCGCGTGGCGCAGGATTCGTGACCGTCATTTGGCAGGGCATCCGCTCTGTGAGAGATGCAAAGAACAGGGCAGATATATCCTCGCGACACTTGTGCATCACATCAGACCTCTCGCCGACGGAGGCACGCATGACGAGAGTAATTTGATGTCGCTCTGCGTATCGTGCCATGAGCGGATTCACCAACGTGGCAGTGGCGACCGCTAGACCCCCAGGGGGTGCTCAAATCTCTAAAACCGCGCCATTACTGGACCGGGGAGGGGGCGCACGCACAAAAACGTCGGTTCAAACAGGGTATTAAGGGAAAGGGGGCGAGAAGATGGCGCGTGACGGAACAAATCGTGGAGGACGGCGCATCCGCGCGGGAGACAAACCCGAGCCACTGGCAGACAAGATTGCGGGCGGGCGAACGGCGCACATCATGGAGTTCCCCATGACGGAACTGGACGGGACAGACCTTGTGGATGCTGCCGACCTCTACGGTGAGGAGATGCCAACACCGAGCGAGTTCCTGTCTGCACGGCAGAGGAACGGAAAACCGCTCGGTGCGGATGAGATTTTTCGTGAGACATGGCTGTGGCTGAAGGAGCGAGGCTGTGAGCGGCTTGTGAATCCGCGCCTGATTGAAAGCTACGCTCAGGCATTTGCCCGCTTCATCCAGTGCGAGGAGGCGATGAGTCAATACGGGCTCATTGGCAAGCATCCGACGACAGGAGGTGCGATTGCAAGCCCCTTTGTCCAGATGGGACAGGCATTCCAGAAACAGTCCAATCTGCTCTGGTATGAGATATTCGACATCGTAAAGCAGAACTGTACCACCACATTCGTCGGCTCTCCGCAGGAGGATCGGATGGAACGGCTGCTGCGTTCGAGGAAGTAAGGAGGGAAGTCATTTGAACAAAACAACATCTGAGATGAAGCTCGTTCCAATCAGAAAACTTGTCCCGTATGCCAACAATGCACGGACGCACTCGCCCGAGCAGATCAACAAGCTGCGCGGCAGTCTGCGTGAGTTTGGATTCGTCAGTCCCGTCATCATCGACAAGGACTACGGCATTCTCGCAGGACACGGGCGTGTTGCGGCGGCGCGGGCAGAGGGGATGGAGAGCGTCCCGTGCGTATTCGTCGACCATCTGACCGAGGCGCAGAAGAAGGCATACATCCTCGCAGACAACCGTTTCGCACTCGACGCAGGATGGGATGAAGATATGCTGCGCGTCGAGATGGAAGCCCTGCAAGGCATGGACTTTGACATCTCGCTCACGGGCTTTGACGAATCCGAGATTGCCGATCTGCTCTCACTGGATGATGGTGAAGCGCAGGAAGATGCCTTTGACGTGGATGCAGAACTCGCAAAGCCCTGCGTTGCCCAAATAGGAGATGTCTGGCATCTCGGAAAGCACCGTGTTATCTGCGGAGATTCCACTCTCCCGGAGACGTACGAGCGGCTGCTCGGCGAGGAAAAGGTAAATCTCGTCTGCACGGATCCCCCATACATGATCCAGCTTGAAAGCACATCGGGGAAAATCAAGAACGATGATCTGAATGACAAGGACGCCTACGAGTTCCTCAAATCTGCCTTTACCGCCTTCCACTCGGCAATGGCGACAGACGCTTCCATCTACGTTTTCTACGCAACGGCAAAAGCCCGCATCTTTCATGACGCTTATGAGGATGCGGGCTTTAAAGTTGGCGCGGGACTCGTGTGGAAGAAAGACCGCCTTGTACTCACACGGACGGATTGGAAGTACATTCACGAACCGGTCATCTGGGGCTGGCGGAAGGACGGGCGGCACAGATGGTACGGCGATCAAAAGCAGACTACGGTGTTCTCTTTTGATCGTATCAAGGACTCGAAGAAGGACGGCTGCGGACATCCATCCTCGAAGCCCGTACCGCTCATTGCGTACCTTGTTAAGCAGTGTACGCAGACGAATGGCATCGTTCTTGACGGCTTCCTCGGCTCGGCATCAACGCTCATCGCTTGCGACCAGTTGAACCGTATCTGCTACGGTGTGGAGCTTGAACCGAAATTCGTGGATGTCGCTGTTGAGCGGTACATCCAGAGCAAGGACGGAAATGCGGAAGATGTGTTTTTGGAACGTGATAGTGAGCGCATTCCGTATGCGGATGTGCCGAAACCAAAGGAGGAAGCATAATGCGTGTGTTTTTGAATCCGGGTCATGCCCCGGACGGAAATCCCGACCCCGGCGCGTGCGGGTATGGGCTGCGGGAATGTGATGTGGCAAAGAATGTCGCTGACCTTGTGGCGGGTTATCTCGCTGCCGCAGGTGTAGAAGTTGTTGGATGTTTGCAGTCGGACAGTCTGCATGAAGTCGTCTCGGCTTCCAATCGTGCGGATGCCGATGTGTTTATCTCTGTTCACTGCAACGCTTGTAACGGCAGTGCGAACGGGACAGAGGTCTGGTACTTCTACGGAAGCGGCGCAGGGGAGAAGCTGGCACAGTGCATCCAGAATCAGATTGTGGATGCGCTCGGAACAGTGGATCGCGGCGTGAAAGGCGCAAAGCCCGGTGTCAACGGACTGTATGTTCTGAGCAACACCGATGGGGTCGCCGTGCTCGTGGAACTTGCGTTTATTGACCATGTGAGCGATGCAGAGCTTCTGCGGTCGCAGCAGGATGAATTTGCACGTGCGATTGCGCGTGGGGTAACGGACTATGAAGGAGCGTGTTGAAGATGAAACTGGAACACATTCAAAACGAGCTGAAGAACCATGTAGGGGACTTTGTGCGAACGGAGGCAAAGGAAGCGACCGTCCTCTGGATGCACGAGAAAGGGCTCTCGGCGGCGCGTGAAGTATCGGCGGCGTATACGGCGGCACTGAAGGAGAGCGCCGAGAAGGAGACGGGATGGTGCAGGTTCCGCGACCGTATCTTCCTGCCGCTTGTCATTGACGGTGCGATCTGGATGACGAGCAAAATGCTCGAGCGCATGACCGCTCCCCATATTGTGAAATGATGACGCTCGGCAGTTTGTTTTCTGGCTCAGGGGGCTTTGAACTCGGTGCTGTTCTCGCGGGGATTACGCCGATATGGGCATCGGAGATTGAGCCGTTTCCGATTCGCGTCACCACAAAGCGGCTTCCCTCCGTCAAACATCTTGGAGACATCCATCGGATTCACGGCGATGAGATCGAGCCTGTGGACATTATCACGTTTGGCTCTCCTTGCACGAATCTCAGCATCGCGGGACGGAGGGAAGGGCTGCATGGAACAGAATCCGTTCTCTTTTTTGAGGCAATTCGTATCGTGCGGGAAATGAGGTGTGCAACGAATGGAAGATACCCAAGGTTTATCGTCTGGGAGAATGTCGCAGGCGCATTCTCGAGTTCGGGCGGACGGGATTTCCAATCCGTCCTTACGGAGATTGTCCGCATCAAAGAGCCGAAAGCACCCGAGGTGCCTTTGCCTGAAAAGGGTGGATGGGCATACGCAGACATTCTTCTGGGAGACGGATGGAGCATTGCTTACCGGCTCATGGACGCACAGGGCTGGGGAGTTCCACAGCGTCGGCGCAGAATCTACCTTGTCGCAGATTTTGGAGGATCAAGTGCCGGACAAATACTATTTGACACCGAAAGCGTGCGTCGGGATCTTGCGCCGTGCTTCGCTGCGTGGCAAGGCGCTGCCCGAGAGTCTGCGGATGGCACTGGAACGGCAAGCGAGAGGGTAAGCGCAGGTTTCTGTACCGAGCATTCTGCACATAGTCGAAGTATCGGCTATGCGGAGGAGAAGTCTCCGACGCTGCGTGCCGAAACCGTTCCCGCCGTATTCGAGTCACACGGCTCGGATGCGCGGTACAACGGTCCTCTGGCAATATGTCCGACCGTGCTTCGCCATTACGGCACGGGCGGGAATAATCAGTCGCTTGTCCTCAAGGACGTAGAGGCATACGGCATCTCCTCGTTCCAGTCCAACGCCATGAAATCAGACAATCCGCACTCCGGGATATATGAAACCGAGACGGCGCGGACGATTGATCAGAGCGGCGGGAACCCCGCGTGCTGTCAGGGCGGCGTTGCCGTTGTTTCCATCCAAGGCTCAATGATCGGACGCTCCGAAAAGAACGGCCCGCAGGGAAGCGGTATCGCAGAGAATGTGAGTTTTACGCTCAACACTGCCGACCGTCATGCGGTCTATGCCATGACGACGGGCTGCCACTCTCATTTTGCAAAGGAGAAATGCCCGACGCTGATGGCACGGGATTATAAAGACCCGATGATTGTCAATCAGCCCGTCTATGCCGTGCGGAGATTGACACCGACCGAGTGCGGACGTTTGCAGGGCTTTCCCGATGGATGGTGCGCGGGGCTTGAAACGGATAATCCCACGGAGGAAGAAATGGTGTTCTGGCGCGCGGTCTTTGAGACACACCGAAAAATCACAGGCGGCAAGAAGCCCAAGACCGATACGCAGATTCGCAGATGGCTGAAGAATCCGCACTCGGATGCAGCAGAGTAT